ATAACAGAATATGCGTGGTAGTCCAGTCCCTGTCCCCGTGCGGTGTCCACCACCGTGATATATTTGTTACCAGGAACGGGACGAGCGTATACCTTTAGCCCCTCCCCATTTCTGAACTCGGGTGTCTTGTACACCAAACACTTCAATTTTTCAGAATGCACAAGAGTGTGCATGGAGCCTAGGAATTCACACTCAAATTCCGTTCGGAACTGCTCTTCGCTGGTGTTCGCTATTGTCTGCTTTTTCCACGCATCATCGCGTCCAGGCACATCGCTCCAATGGACTTCGATGGGCACATACTCGTTCTTGCCGTCTTCTCCCGGTCGCTTGTTGGCATTGATCCAAAAGCGATAAAACATATTCAAGCCCTTGGGCGTAGAGATGATCGTGACCTTCGTGCTTTGACCGCTAGTTATGGTGGGATACACGGACGAGAAGAACTCTTCCGCGACATTCTGCGGCACATACGCAAACTCGTCAAGGAAGATGTAGTTGAACGATCCACCACGCACAGCGGAGGATGATGTGGCTGACGCAAGGATCTTGGAGCCGTTTTCCAAAACAATTGATCCCTTGTTCCACTCCACGACACCCTGCTGCAACCACATGGGAAGGTATTCGTATGCCAGTTTCAGGCGACCAAGCAGTTCGCGTGCTGTTGACAGTTTGTTTGCGAGAATGGCTACGCTCATGCTCTGATTGAACAGAACATAGTGCAACATATACGCAATGATCGTGGTGGATTTACCTGTCTGTCGGGGTAGTTTGCCGATCACGAAACGGTTTTCGTGAATGGTGCGGATCATTCGCTCCTGATACTCATACGGCTCAAACGGCACCAAGCCCTTGTCAAGGGACACGATCTTCACATAATTTTTGATGAAATACAGGGGATCTTGAGAGCATTTCACATATTCCTCAATCTGCTCAGGGGAAAAGTTGACCTGAACCCCTGCTGCTTTGAGGTTTGCGTTTCCAAGGTATTTGTTGCTCTTGTTACTCAACGGTCTTGTCATCCTGTATCGTCTGTCTTACATCTGGGCGGTTGTCAAACGCCTTCATCGTGGATCGGGTGGAGTTGATGATGTCCTGTAGTTCCTTTGTGGAACCCACATAAATGGACTGATTGGTGGTGCTGTTATTCGTAACGCTTTGGTCAACCTTGCGAACAGTCTTCACCCGATTGTGTAGATCCATCAGTTCACGGTTGGTTTCTGATAGCGTTTTAATCATCTGTGCCACCACTTCATACGCTCGGGGCTGATCGCCTTCCTGTGCCACCTGAATCACGCCGTCTAGTGCGTTCTTGCCCATGTTCACCAATTCTTTGAGATTATCCCGCACAATCTGATAGTCGGTTTTCAGGTCATTTGCCAACTCGTCATCGGTGAGTGGACGAGGAGGAACGGAAACAACCACAGCGTTCTGCGGGATGCCCGTGTTGGTCAATGGCTTTGCTTCAGGCTCTGCTCCCAGAGCCTTTTCAATATGATCGAACTCACTCATGCTCTACTCCTTATATGTTCCAATCCACAGTCAGACCACCCGAATCCATCGCATTTTGATATGTTGTTCCACCTGCATCAAAATCATTTTGGTAAATTTTGACATACGGAGTGTAGTTGTTCAGATTGGAATTGGCTCCCGATGGACCAGATATTCCAATAATGTCTGTAGCGTAGTTGGGTGTGTCTGTAGTGTTTCCTGGCAAGAAGGTGATTCCGCCAGCACCAACAAAATCCTCGTCAAACACATTTCCGTTCCACATATTCGCTTGAACCACACGGATTTCCTTGTAGTTCTTCTTGTTGCCAAACAGATAGGTCTTTATCGTGAAGTTCAATGTAAATATTATGGATCGCCGTGTTTGGAAGTCGCCCTCATAATCCTCTTCGGAAGAAACGGAGTTCAGGTAGATGGGCACATCAATCTTTCGGTTTATGTCATCAAAATTCATGGTGACCACAAACTCTGGCGCAAAGAACGGCAGAATTTGCTCCACTATCCGCAGCCCGTCTTCCATGTTTCGGACATACACATACAGTCCAAAATCAATGTTGTACGGGACTTCAGAAAAGGTGTAGTCCACCCCGCTTGGAGCACCAGTTGGTCTGACTATGTTACGAATGGTGCTGTTGCGCTTGCGAGTGGGATCATACACATATCCCGTGATCTCAAACGCCATGCGCGGCAGGGTGATTTGGTTGGGATTGTTCAGATAAGGATCACCAGCCAACCGCACCTTGTATTTTTCCTTCGGAGCATACGCTATGGGAACAAGGAGGGTTTTTTTGCCACCGCTTTCCTGCTTGTCGATGTAGATTTGGTTGAACAGTGAACCAAATGCCACCACTATTCGGCGTATGGAGCCGTTGTAGAAGTTGGTAAACATCAGTAGTTACCCTCCGAGAACGGATCTCGCTCCGTAAAGTCGAAGATGTCGTCCTGAATCTTTTCCAACTCCAACTGGTCGTTGTCCTGCTGATCTTGATGGTTGACCCGTATATCGGTGGTGTAAACTCCTGAAATTGGGTGGATTGCTCCGCTGACTGCACCAACAGCGTAGTCTCCTGCTTGGAATGTTCCTTCTTGTCGGTTGACATACAGATACTTGCTATCAGCGATGGGAACCGTGTATTTATTGACACGACCAAAAGCAGTCTTGTTGGATGTTGTGCCTGTGTAGACTTCTTCTCCAACAGCAAACGATCCGGTTCCACCCGATCCGAGAGTTAATCCAACAAGATAGGACGATGTGATTTCCATGACGGCATCCATCTCTGTCTCGCCTGTGTCGATCTTCTCGTTGGAATACTTGAATGCTTCACAGGACAGTTTGAAAGAATATCTGTCTCCAGCAGGATAGAACGGATTATCGTGTTCCACGAACTTGATTTCAAACATTCCGTATGGGTAGTCGAAGAACACAATGTCGCCCTCGCGTGGGCGACCGAGCCGCCGAATGTCTGCGTTGTGTCCCATTACATCCATGAATCGCTTTCGAGACACGATGAATGTGGCTGCTTCCTTTACATCTAGCCCAAAGCGGCTCATCTCTTGATCGCCTTCGTATCCCTCGGCATTTTCAAGATACATTTCAATTCGATTAGCGTCCTTGAATTCGGACACCTCTTCTCCAAAAATAAGGTCTTCCGTGACCTTTTCTCGCGGAATGTAAATCATCTCATGCCCGTGGATTTTGATTGCCTCGGTCGTGAGTGATTCTAGAAGAGACTGCTCGCCCTTCTTGTTCCTGCGAAAATACGGATTGACTGTCATGTTTATCCTGTAATGAATTCAGGTGGTTCCTGATACTTCAGGAGGACATCCTCTTCTATCTTGGCTACCTCATCCATAGCCTCCTGATAGATGCGCTGCCCATTGAAAGTAATGTTTCCTGGCAGCGGGATGCCCTCGTACTTCGACAAGTTGGCACCCCACTGCATTTTGATTAGTGCTGTGGCGTATTTCTTCAGCATGGGGTCGTTCCACGCTTCACTATACACCTCGGGATCAACTATTGTGTAGCCTTCAATAAGCAGATACTGTCCTGTCAAAAAATCTTCCCAATTCATATCAATATTGAGTTTGTTGTTGTACTTGTTGAAGCGTATCTGCTTTTCAGGATCAAGGAGTTGCTGCAACATCTCAATATACTGCATAGTGGTCACAAAGTAATTCAGATTCATCTGTCCGGTGCGAAGACCATAGAAGTCGTTCAGTGCCATCTGATACCGAACATTGAAAATATTGTTGATCTGTAGATTGAACCCTATCTGAAACACACGAGAAACAGTAAGCAGATTGGGATCTATGGCAAAGGTGTCAACATACTGATTGGTCTTGTCCTGCTCGGTGACTTGATACTTGTAATATGTCCTCTGTGCGCCGTTGGAGTTCCAGTCCGCAAAATACTGAAGGGCTTGGTCGATGCGGTCCTCTACCTGTGCATCATCTACATTTATTTCGATAACAGGCGCACCGAGAGCGCGTAGGCAGTAGTCCTTGAATTCTTGTCGTGTGCGCGGCTTCGCCATAACCCTTCTCCTTTTGAAGTATTTAGGAGTCCGTGTTCTTGAGTTTCAGGGTCAATCCGCTTTTCCGTTTCATAAGCGTTTCGCCGTTGTCATTGGTGTAAATCTTGGGCTTCGTTTCCTCTTCCAACATCAGCAAAAGCCTAGCCAATTCTCCCTCTCGGTTGCATATGCGGTCACAGGTTTCGTCTATGACCGGAAGGTGTATAGTGTTTATCCCGTCACTAGCGTAATGACGGACTCCACGCTCATACACATGAATATGAAATCCATATGGAGCGGAATAGTCTGGTTCAACCTTTCTAAAATCCAAAAAGGAGTACTCGTTTCCGTTCAAATTTATCCTGTCAAGCCCATAATGAATAAGGGTCATGTGTCATCCTCCAAACTCTTCACCACCCAATTCAACTGTCAATCCACCCTTGATGTACTTTGTCTCCGGAATAGTTGTTTTCTTCGTGGCTCTAGCCTTTGGAGATATGAACAAGACTCCAACTTCATCAATAGTGGGAGCAATCTTCACGGCAAATCCTTCACCAGTAAACCCTGCAATTGTGTTTAAATTTTCTATTGTTCCTGCTGATTGAATTTCATTCTTGATTGTGTTTCCCGTCAGAACAGCAGTAGAATGATAAGACACGATGTCCGAATACAAGTTCTTAATGTCTGCTGTAGCCATGCTATAGACATTACCTTCAAAATCCGTAATATTGTAATTTACATTTTTACCATTGATTATGATATTGTCGTATATGCTGCGAATATTGGCAATATTTGCCTGAACAGGCAAGAAGGTAAAGGTGTCCCCTCCCCAGTTTCGGCTAAAAAGTCGAGGAAAATCTCCAGATGCACCAGAGAATCCACGCATTGCAGTGGCTCCAAGCAGATAAGAAACTGTCAAATCAACCATAGTGGAACGAATTCTCTGCGCTTGTGTTAAAGTTGGTTGTAGATTTTCTACATTGTTCACATACATCGCGGCACCAGTATTATATCCAAACAAATACGCAGCACCCGATATTCCGGTTCGCTCGTGTCCCGAACAAACGCCAGCAAACAGGCTAAGTCCAGTAATAGAATCATCAACTCTAACTAAGTTTCCTGCTCCGACCACACCATTGAATCGGTCAACATATGTAACGGTAGACATAACCTTTTCCTGTGTGTCGCATGGAAATATGCTGCTTCGATTAGGTCCATTCATACTCAACAAATAAACTGTATAGTCTCCAGAAGAAATTGTGTCCGTGGGAACCGGAGCCGTTGCACCCGGTTGAAAAGAACGAAGAGCAGTGGTTGTTGCACCAGCACTTATCATTATATCGTCCAGCCATCCCTTGTACGGTTTGTCTCCTGATACACCACTTCCCACACATACAAATCCATTGCTGTTTTTGATGTTGCCAGAAAGTCCAGTGGCAGTGAAAAGTCGGGTTCCATTCCAGTAGGTCATAACAGCGGCACATCCACCTTGATTGATATATGTTATAGCAAAGTGATGCCAGTCATCCAGTGTTATTCCGTTTACGGGAGATACATTAACCACATTGGAGTATCCTGAACCAGAGTAAGACGCTGGCGAGAAGTGGAACTGCAACTGATTGGCAGAAGTATCGTATTCTAGACGGAAAGAATCCTGTGTGGTATTGCTCACTCCGTCCGTGCTACGAGTGATTAGTATTGGATCGTAGTTATCTGAAGGCTCTTCTTCCAAATACATGAATCCCTCAATAAGCATATACGGGAAAGATGTGCTGGAAAAAGAGGGCAAACGAATTCCTGCTGCTTTGGTGTTCGTGTCAAGATATGATCCCTTGAACTCCGCAGCCTTTTTTCCAAGAAATTCTCCGGTAGCACCAATGCTTCCCACCGTAGGCAGATACTCGTCTGCGGTTACTCCGTTCAACTGCAAGCCATTGATGAGAATTGGAGTAATCACCGACTGAAACACCTGCTCATTCATGGAAAAATTTCCATAAACCGTTCCAGTCAGCAATTGTTCTGTTACAGGATTTATGAGAACACGCTCTACTGCTGTGGTTCCAAGACCGTCGTTGAGCGGCGCATTTCGGGTGATTGCTATCTCAGACAGAGTGGAATCAATCACAATTGGCTTGACATTCGAAGAAGACGCTGACGGAATGTAGTTGAACTGATCGTATCCATCAATACGACCGTCCACTATTCCGTCTTCCCGAATGTTGATTAGGCTCTTATTGCTGCTCATTGGTGTCTCTTATTTGAAAATGAAGGACGAAGAGTCATGTATGAATATGCTGTATGTGACTCCTGTTACAGGAGCGTTTATCCGTGCAGAATTATCCGTGGCACTTGCTGCTACCCCGATGTTTCCGCCCTCCACTCCGATTCGCGGATTTGTGGATGGAGCCTTGCCCCTCCAAGACCGCTGATTGTCGGTAGATGGACGGTCGTAGACATAGGGACCGGAATTCGTGCCTGCTGCCGCAGAACGGGTCAGAACCTTTCGGTGGTCAACTGTTGAACGCGCATCAGTCGTAAATCGGAATCCCACCGAGGAGTTCATGGAAACAACACTGCTGATCTGATTGGGGTCTGGAATGTAGACTGATCCACCCTTTCCTGCGGAAATCAGAGCCATGTTCCGATTTGCGAGATTGAACTGTGGTGTTCCCCCATCAAAGTGGAAAATATGTTCTCCAATGTCTGACAGCGAAATGCTTGAGTTGCGGAAAGCACCAAGAACTCCCTCGTTCCGTGCAAGCGGATAATCCTTGTGACCGTATCGGGTTCCGTTTGCGGAAGTCCATAGTCCTGTGCCGTTTGCTCCATCCAATCCAAGAACTGTAGTGTGTGCAGGATACATTACTGCGTACACATTTCCCAAAACAAGCGAAGAGTTGTTTTCTGCACGGGCAGCGTTGTTAACCGTAGTGGTTGCGTTTTCGCTAGTGCTTGTGTGTAGTGGGTGCTTAACGAACAGAGAACCAATCTTGATGTTTGACCCATCAACAGCAAGGACACCGTGTTTTACAAAACCGGTAATGCATACCGAACCAATCAGGTCATTTCTGGTGTCTCCACCACCAGTTCCCACTATTCCCGTGTCTACATTTACCTGTTCATCACCAACAATCATGTTTGATCCGCCTCGAACCTCAACTGGCAGATATCCACCGTTCTGTATGACAAGTGCCTTGTGTATCTGAACCGTGGACGCATCCATAGCAGAAATAGCATTGTTGCCGTGTCCACAGTATGCATATTCACCGTTTGTGCCCGTAGAAACAAGAGTCTTCAAAAACGCAGAAGCAGACGCTCCACTGGAAAGATTTGTGTAGCCGAGAGTGACACCGTTGTGTCCGCGCACATACACCGTAGAAGAACCAACGGCATATTCCGAAGACAACCCGCTGGCAGCAGCATCTCCATAGAACCGAATAGAAAATATTCCTCCACAAACACCGCTGGTAATGCCATAGTGAAGATCGCCTGTGGACATATACTTCAATCCGTCTGGTGCAGTCTTTACTCCATATACACTGTATACACGGTAATCTACAGGATGCAATCCAGCCAGAATTGGTGTGGCAGAAGCAGTGCTGCCGTTTACACTTGTGTAAGAACCTAACCCACCCTCATCCACAATGTAATTCACATATCCAATTTCCTGTTCGCTGCCAACCGCTGGCTGCAAGAACATCTTTGCTGCGGGATATGCAGACCAGAATGTTTCGCTGTTTTCATAGGAGAGGAATGCCTGTGTCGCTCCTGCCGCCGTTGTACCTGCGAATACAGGAACAACCACTTGGCACAAATATTTTGCCACATCTCCGTGTCCCTGAATATGGATGTGAGTGGCTTTCAGTTCGCTGCCAAGGAGTTCAATCGCCCGTCCAGTGGTTGACAGATAGCAACTAGTTTCCTCATGGCTCTGTGAGAATTTCTTGGACAGACCTGACGAATCAGTGAAGTCGATCACGCTGTTCTTTGCCATTATGCCGTGCTTGCACTGTGTGGCACACATTACGGGTGCGCTGTCAAGTGAACCTGCTGCTGAATATCTGATTTCGCTTCCAACTATTCCGTCCGATGAATATGCACCAATGTGTGAATTGTGGGAAGCAATAGCAACACCCACACCATAGAATCCAAGGTGACGGATATTTACATTAGCGTTTTCAAGAGCAATAGCAGTGCCGTTTTCGCTCCACGACCGTTGTTGATCGGTGAGTGCAGACAGTGCCTGACTGTAGTTCTGTGTGCTGCCTGTTCCACCACCAACAAGGGTGAACGGAGCATCGTTTGCAGCAAAGAACAGGTTTCTGATGGCTTTGAGTGATCCGTTTCGTAGATACAAGGTTCCGCTGTTGCTGCTGTAGTCTCCACGCAGGACCACCGGATAATAAGAAACAAGGAATGGATCTTCCGAATTATGTGCAACTCCTGCTGGTTTTGCGGGATAAGCAGTTACACCATCAGTGGTGCTCCAAGACGCATTTCCATAGTATCCGTTGGGCTTGGAATACTGTGTCTCGGGATAGTTGCTAGAAATGCCTCCCCAAGCGGTAGAGTTGTTCAATCCGCCGTCCATGTGCCAAGCAGGGCAACGAGAATCGTAATTGGGGTTCTTGAACTCCACTACAGCCGATGTGGTGTCGGCAAACGATGTGATTCGCCCCACTCCAAGAATTCCCTGACCTTCTTCATACGAAATTCCGTGATTGAAGAATCGGTCACCCACATCCTGCCATCCGTAGAGAGAAGACGACCAGATTCCGTAGGTGGCACCAGTCTTGTATCCGCTACGCGCACCAAATGCAGCATTGGTCACGCAGAAATACATTCTTTCGTCGCCGGTCGTAAACCCGTGCAGGGTGCTGCCAGTGCTGACATCAAAAACCTTCACCGAGCCAGTGTGACCACCGCCTGCAAAACCAGCGGGATTCCATGAGTATCCATCCACGCTCCACAGGAAATGCTGCTTGAAAGCATCTGGATCGCCTTCAATGATTATGTTTGACCCCTGTGGGTGATACAGATCAATGTTTGATCCGATTGTGTGTTCACCCTTCATCAAACGAATGGTGACTGTTGAATTTCCCATAATCTGATAATTGCGGACTGCGTTCATCGCACCGTATAGAGTTCCATACGGTGCAGCAGTGCTTCCAGTAGCGGTGGCATCGTTGCCGTCTGTGGACACATAAAATATCTGATTCTCTGCTATGAGAGAAATGCCCGCAAGGGCGGCACTGCTTGGATACAGAATGTGTGAGAAATTTGTCATTTAATGGCTCTCTGTTGGTGTATCGGTGTGTCCATTTATTTATGTGTATGAAATGTCGTCCCGCAGAGAGGTGAGGTATCCATCGCCAACAAATCGGAACAGAGTCACATATGCCCTCCATGTGGGGTTGGCAAAAGAAAAATATTTGGTGGAAGGTGAGGGATTGAAGTAGAGACTGATAGCAGTAAAACCTCTAGACGAAAGTTGACTCTGATACAACCTGTTCAGAGAAACACCACCACCTACTGCTACTCCAGCACTGGTAGTTTCAAACGGTATAGAAGGATATGCAGGAGAATTGTTTCCTGCCCATGCAACTACGGCAACATCAAAGCCACCAATCTGAAGAATCCCTGCGTTCTCATTGAACAATATGCTGCCATTAGGTTGCCATTTGTTTGGCAACAAAAATATTCCTGCGTGAGAAGCGGTGTCTTTATCACCACTTCCCTGTCCACTAAAATTTTCAGGCTGTCTGTGTGATGCACTGATGATAGAAGTTATAGGTTGACCTGGAGGGGTGGTGTATGCGGCTATGGAAGCCTTTGCGGTGAAATTGAATGATGGGTAATCACCAACAGGAAGGAATCCAGAACCGGTGTCAATTGTAGACGGATAGTATGAGGGTGTTACCGCGACCCCGTTCACTCTGGTTTGTGTTAGTTGTGTGAATCCATTGGCTTTTCCCACTGCCACCCATATAACGGTGTTTTGTTCCGCTTCTCCACCTTTCTGTCCAAGAAATCCAGTAGCACTTGCTGCTCCAGATGCGGATGTGGAGAAGTTTGATGTTATGGTGAAACGCCCGTCTGTGTTGTCCCATGCAACTTGTCCAGCAGCAAGAGCAAACTGACGAACCGACTGTGCGCCTCCATAGACCGAGCCAATAGGCGATCCGCCAAAAGGGTGCTGTGAGATTCCCCGAGTCAGGATGGCACCACACTCCCGTGCATCGGGGTGGGCAATCTTTCCACGAAAATCAGAAAATTTTACTTCGCCGGTAAGAGTTATCCCTTCGGCAGCATTGGGAACACCTGTGCTTGGTCTGGAGTATTCTGCAATTCCAGAAGGTCTTCCTGCCAATTTGCCGTATTCAGCCTCTACAGCACTGACTGATACCTGTCCAGTGGATGGAATCGGCATGAAATTACCTCTTCTCTAGTTCTTCTACTCGCGTGGACAATTCCTTCACTGCCTGAACAAGCAGACCAACAAGATTTCCGTAGGCAAGCGCAAGGTTTCCTGCTTCATCCGTGGAAACTGCTTCAGGAAGAACAGCCTGAACATCCTGTGCAAGCAAACCGGTTTTTCTGCTACCGTTGGAGTCCGTATACAGGACACCAACCAACGAACGAACCTTGTTCAGGGAATCCGCGATGGGAGAAATGTCTCGCTTGTATCGTGCATCAGAGAATGCAACAATGTCGTCGCTTGCGTAAATTTTTCCTGTGACAGACAGTCTATATGCAGATGTTGGCGTTGCTGCTATGCCAACAAAACCATCAGCAGATATTCGCATTCTTTCGGTGTTGTTGGTAGCAAATCCAAGAGCCTGATTCTCCCACTGCCAAACATATGCATCTCCGGCACTACCAATATGGAGGTGAAATCCATCGGATACACCCTCTCCTGTGCTTGTATTGGTAATTCTAAGTCCATGAGAACTAGATCCTGAACGATGAATATGGAGAAGATCGCTAGGACTTTGCGTTCCAATTCCAATATTGCCGTTTGCTGTAATACGAGCACGCTCAATACCACTCGTCGCAAACAACATTGGAGTTGGACTGTAATTCCACACAAAAGTGTTTGCACTAGCATCACACTCAAGCATAAGACCATTGCTAGTTGCCGCGCTGTTTTTAATATTAATTGCAGTGCTGACGGCGGTGCTAGATGCCACAGTAAGTTTTCTGTCCGGACTGATAGTCCCAATACCTACATTTCCGTTTGCATCTATACGCAGCCGTTCTGTGGTGTTGGTATAAAATCTCAAATATCCAGAAGAACCACCACTTTCTCCATTGATTTTTATGCTACTGTCAAACTGATACTCATTCCCCAAACCAATACGAACACTGCCGTTTGTTTCTATTTTGGTTGCAGGAGACACAACACCAAGTCCGAGATTTCCACCATTAGTCAACCGCATCCGCTCTGTGCCGCTGGTAAGCGTGCTGGTATTCGTCTTGAAAACCAAGTCTTCATTCACACCAGCACCGCGCATAATGCCCGAGCGAAGGTCACCCACCAGCAGATTTGGATAGTCGGGATCTACTCCACCAATGATGGCAGCGCGTGTATACGGCTTGGCTTTGATGATGTATTGGACTGCCACATACGGCGGCACATTCGAAATAAGCGAATTCAGTGAGCCAGAGGTAACATATGCGTTTACTCCAGATGCAACACCCGTTGCTGCCGGTGTGCCTTCTTGACCACCAAACGATCCAAGAGAATATGAATTAGAAATTGCAGACGAGTATGTTGAGTCACCCTCTGCATCTGAAATAGCCGATGTGTTTACACCAAGGGCAAACCGTCCACGCAGATCAGGAGCATTGAAGTGGGTAATGTTTGTTGTGGTAATGGTGATTGCGTTTCCACCACTTCTTACCGTACCAGTAATTGCACCAGTAGGAGGAGCAATAAGGAACCGATACGCCGAAGTTCCAGTCAGGGTATTGGTTCCCGTTCCTGTCCCAAACACTGCGTTTGGATGAGAGAATGTCTTTGTGGTGCTGTTGTATCTTGGCAGAGTCTGTACTACAGCAGTAGATGAAGTGACCGAAAGTATTACACCAGTGATGTCTGCATTAGAATCGTACACTCCACCGCTCCAAGCAGTCGCAGCATTGCTCTTGAACTGAACAATGTCGGTGGCTGCAATGTGCGAGTTAAGGGCTGTGCCCGTGAGTGTCACCACATGACCGTGCATGGGCGCACGGGGAGCAACAGTGTTCAGGAGTTTGTCGTATAGTTCAGCGTAATCCGAAATTGCATACGATGCGCCGTTGCACGACAGCCATGTATCGGGAATCACCGTGCCTGCAAAAGGCATCACCGTTCCAACAGGCTGAATCTGATCCACTGACACAGTGGACGATCCACCAATCTGTGTTCCAAGGTAATTCACAACCAAGTGACCTGTTCCGGTGGAAGACCGAATGGCAATAGGCTTGACAACGCTTCCTATTGCACTTGGGGGAGAGCCAGTCAAGCCACCTGCAAGAGAGTCAGACAAAAACAGCGCAGGCAGAGAAATTCCAGAAAACGATGCAGGCAGTTCAATAAAACCAGAGTAAACCACAGTAAACGAAGAGGAACTTGCAACTTGAGACACCACTCCAGCAACTTCGGCATTTGCGGCATTGTTGGCTTGTGCCTTTGTCCACTTGCCCTCGGCAACATTGTAGCGAACAACATCACCAGGCGAAAACCCGTGAGACACCTGTGCGTGGCTCTCGCTCACTGTTTTTGCTAGAACTGTTCCGCCCTGTAGTGGTAGTGATGATCCCATAGTTTTATCCTATTTTACTTCAGCCTATTGCTATGAATGTTATTCTGTTTGCGGCAGTAAATTCTGGAATAGTTGAAGTGTTTGCTAATGCATGATATATGTCAAAAGTAGTAGAATTTACGATCACCACATTAACCGTGGTTCTAGCGTTTACATTTGCAACCGCTTGTCCAGCAGAAGAAGCAACCACTGCGTAATTGTCAGGAAGAGGTGTTGCAAATGTTACTCTGTAAACACCAGCACCAGTTCTGACAACACTTGAAATATTTGCACCAACTACTGCTGATGGATTACTTGCCGCTCCGCTTGGAGTTATCCTTCCCCATGCACGGGCACCAATAATAGGAGCAGAACCGGTATGAGCAGAAGCATTCATGTCCGCACTTCCGAGCCGCAGGGTATTCAGACTAACAATATTTGAGTTGAAATTTCCACTTGCATCACGAGCCACGATTGCGTTTCCGGTGTTTGCGTCAGTAGCCGTAGTTGCGCTGTTGTTCACCTTGCCTGCGGTGGAAATGGTGGCAAGTTTTGCGTCAGTAATTGTTCCATCTGTAATATCGGCATTCACAATGCTGCCTGCTGCTATTGCTGTGGTCAGGCTGATGTTTCCGCTTCCGTCAAAAGCGACACCAGTAGCAGTTACATCACCAGCAAGCGCAATAGTTCTAGATGTTCTTAGTGCCGATGCAGTGATTGCATTTCCATAGAAAGTGGGACCACTCACACCCGCAGCAGCACTCACAAATCCTGCGAATGTGCCAGTAAACCCCGAAACCTTGAACAGTTCAGTCAGTGTCAGGTTTGATCCCCGTGTTGCCGTGCGTTGTGTCAAACCAGACAGACGAAGAACCGGATCAGAGTTTTCCACTCCCACTTCCACAGCAGTTCTTGCAAGATTACTTCCGTCTGTGCTTTCGAATGTATTGGCGCTTCCAGCCTTTGGTCTTACGCCATACGACAGAACCGAGTTTCCTGTGCTGTTCATGGAACCAAACACATTGAGTGTGTTTGGATAGGCAGACGAGTAGCGGCTTGCAAGGATAACCGATCCGTTTGTTGCTTCCGCATCACCAGAGACAATTGTTCCCTGAACCGAAAGAGTAGATCCGGCACCAGAGGAAACTGATGTAAAAGAAGACGGACCAATACGGATGTTTCCCTTTACCGTGTTGTCAAACACCATGACCTGCCGTCCTGGTGCTGATCCTCCATCGTAAACACTGAACACCAAATTTCCGTTTTGGGATGCTCGCAAGTCCTGTATCAAAAGACTGCCCATAGGAACATTGACATCGGTAAGAGGAGCAACGACTGCTCCTCTATACGAATACACATACCCCGTAGTCGGTGATGTGGCAAACATCACCGGCTTATCTACAGTGTTCAACCCTGTTGGGCGAGAATCGGTGAGAGAAGCAGTTGCTCCTTCAAATGCACCAGTAGTTCCAGCACTGTTTACGCTCAAATAGTAGTTTCGTCCTGCGACCAGTGGTCCAGGTGTGCCACTGTTGATGGCAGTTATGCCACTAGCAGAGAAAAATCCATCCATCATAAGGTTGAAAGACTCGTTTATGCCGGTATACGGAGGCTCAAACGGAATGGCGGAAATAACCATGCCAGCAACACTGTCTGCGTTCTGACTGTCTTTTGCGTCTGCTCGAACATATGCACCGTATGCATAACGAGAAGCGGTGTATCCAAAACCAGATCCGTATTCAAGAGTGATCCCTCCAGATACTGCGCGGAACCGAATCACATCACCAGGCTTGAACTGATTGATCTGATTAATAGTTACGGTGTTGCTTGTGGATTCCGCAAGGACAACAGAATCACTCAACACACCGCCCGTCCACGGAATCACTATGACTGAAGAACTTGTGTTGGCAACAAAGACCGCTTTGTGAACGGTGTTTGTAAGTGTTGGTGCAGAAGGTATTACCTTTCCTGCAACATCTGTGCTGAGGTAATACACTGCACCAGTGATTCCTCTCGCAGCCCCATCCGTAGTGATTGAGGACCAGTTCAGGTCATGCACTTCTCCCAAAAATGTCAATTCAAAGTTGTTGCCGTCTATTACTTTAGAAACTATTCCAACCACCTCTGCGTTTACTGCATTGTTTCCCTGAGCAGCAACATAGTTTCCGTTTGTTGGATCAATCCGCACAGGGGTTCCGATAATATGTGCGTGATTGATCTGCCTAACAGTCTTTTTGTTCGCACCGTCTTTGATTGCAACAAATGGTCTTGAAGGATTGGTAGACGGTAGATTGACCTCAATGAAAGCAGTGGTTCCGGCTGGAGAATACCGAGACATCTCAATGGTTCTGCCGGTCGTGGTTCCGTTACCGGCAAAACTCATAATCAAGCCGTGTTCGGTTGTTGCTCCACCGTCAATGCGAATTCCTGTGCCGTGAACAAGGAGATTTCCGCCTGCGTTTGGACTAAGCCCACCAGTGTTGCCTTTGAACCCTATGTGTCCATCACCTGTCCATATTCCAATAATGCCGTGGAGTGATGTGGGAGTCCACAGCCATTCCGCAGTGTTTCCGCTTCCACGACGGAGCAGCAGTCCACCGCCGCCAGCAGTAGAAATATTTGCATCACTTGCAGCAGCAGTATCACCAAGAACGATATTGTAATCGTCTATGGTTACAATGTTTGCATTAACGGTAAAACTGTCTGCATTGAAAGTAACTGGTCCGTTGAAGGTTACGCCAGAACCAAATACAACCTGATCGGTGAATGCCATCCGAGCAGAAAATGTGTGTCCTGTTGGAACGGTCGGGGACAGCGTATACGACAAGTTTCCCGCAGAATCGGTGGAAGCAACAGTATCACTGGAACTCACACCCGCATACACAGCCATCTTGTTCAGTTTGTAGATGCCGGTGTTTGTGATGTCTTTCCACACATTGAAAGTATCACCCAACAACACCTCTGGTATTGCATATGTGTTTGAGTCTGGTCCTGTGTTTGCTGCCATATGTTACTTGCTCTCTTTTATGGACTCCAAAAATGACCGCAATTCTTGAACTGCCGTTTTAAGAGTATGTATCTCGTTTCTCAAAACCTGTATTTCGCTCTCAATTCTGCTTTTTTCAGAAAATTTGCTAATGGCGCTCTGATCTCTCAGGATCAATGCACCCGTAATAGCGTCCCGTATATACCTCATGCTCGGATGTAACTCACTGTTCTGATGTTTCTTGCCGCAGGAATCTGGTAGTATGTGGCAGTAGTGGAGGGAGACTCCATCTCAACCGCGATCTGATACGCAGTAAACCGTCTGATTGTGTTTTCTGTTGCACCTACAAACTCAACCTCACGGAAGTCTATTTCGGAAGAACTGGTAAACTGCGGGGTGATTCGCTCCATCTGCTTCCATGTCTTTGTAAAGATGTCGGTTTCGCCCGTCAAGAGTGCGCGGAAATACACACGAATCACCCCGTCAGCATGAACAGGAATATTTGCATCAACAAAAACCGAAACTCCATTAGAAGCCAATTCCGATGGCAATTCAACAACTCTGCTCACATATCGTGAAGTAGCGGTCTGTGGAACCGATGAATTCGTTTTTACTGCGGCAACAAGCAGAGAACCACCATCTACCACAGGAGATACCGATGTATCGCTGCCACGATCCATCTGATAAACCATGTCTACATCAGAACCAAGAAGAGAATTAAAATACAGAGTTTCGTTGTTCAGGAACGAATACGATCCAATGCTTCGGGTCAAAGACGAAGAATCAGGAACGATTTCTGATGCGTAAACCTTCAATATCTGTGCATCACCAACCACAGGAACACCACTCCACCGAACAGTTCCGTTTGACACAAACTCGCAACGATTAATCTCAAACATAAGATCGGTGCTGTTTATTTCTGCCGCAGGACCAATTCCTTGTGGTGCGTATAGACTCCCTACACGCTGATTGTTTCCTGCCCTTCCACCGGTAGCGTCTGCGTTCTGTGTGCTGTTGAATCCAGTCTGTGCAGCAAACAATCGGTAATCATCGCTGTTTGCAAGCACACAAAGTGCGTATTCTCCAGGCTCAAGGTATACAGGACTGCTGAACGAGAACTTGGTTTCTGTTGGGACGCTTGCGCTTGCCGTTATTCCTGATGCAGGAAAAACTACGGTGCTGAAAGGAACAACTACCGATGGCGATGGATATCCAGAAATTGTTGGGCGAATCTGAACTGCCACTGGCAGAGCAGTGTCCTTTTGTGCAAAATACAGAGAAACGCTGCTCAAGAATACTCCACTCGGATTGGTCTTCTTGTCAACAAAGAAGGTCTGTGACAGAGGATCACTCCAGTGTGTGCTTTCAACAGAGTCAATATCCCGATTGAACGGATCTTTTGAAACTGCTTCGCTTGCTGGCAACTGTCTGCGTAGAACCGGAGGACGAGTGGCATACACTCCCGAATCCCTCTGCTCAAGCAGACCAGTGCAGCGATACACTGCTTCCGCTGCCATAGTTGCGTTTTCGGTTATCTCTGAATCCGAAACACGAACAACACGATCTCCTGCAAGGAAAGTTTCTGTTGGAATGGTAAATTCCACTGTGCAAGAACCAGAAGAATCTGTTTCAAATCCTGAAACCAAAACCTGTCCGTCAAACATGAGGCGAAGATTCTCGGCATTTGGCTTCAATCCGTGAACCACGGCAGTTACGGTGTTTGATGGAATGTAAGGAACGACACTACGATCAACCACACGAGAACCAATAGATTTCTTGATTCTGTTCTTCAACTGCCGCACACGAATGTAGTTGCTAGTCTTTTCGTTCACAGCCTCAATGGTTCTTGAAATGCCAACTGTATTGCTTCCAGAATTGACCGAAGGAACCGATGACCGAGAAATGGTTCTCGGGAGTTGAACAATTTTCTTCTGTATATCGTCTTGCTCTTCTTGAACTTGCTCTATTCCAGTCCATACACTTTCCCAATCATTCCACTGCGTTCCAAATCCGCGAGCATCATTTGCATTGCACGACACCCAGTTATCGTTTTCCATCAGGGCATTAGTCTTTACTACAGGACGATAAGACTGATCGTAGAACGAATCAATTTCGGGGGTCAACTTCATGTATCCAAGCCAGTTTACCGTATTTGACGGATTTATCTGAACACTGGTGGTGTATTGTTTGTTAGAAACATATGGGGTTTCGGAATAGTCTAGAGTAATAATACCGTCTTCTGACTGAACAGAATCAACCAATATGGGAGAAGGTGGATTTACCCGAGATGTGGTGAAGAAAGGACGCAACTCTCCGCGCTCATAGTCAACGGAGCAAGAATAAGAAGAGTCTACGACATCTGCCACAGAGTGACCATAAAATTCATCAACAAATATGGATGTTTTAAGTGGTTCTGTTTGTTCTACTGAAGTCTTCAGGGAACGAGACTCAAGTTCAGACTCAGAAAGAGACAGTTTGGCAAAAACTTCAACTTCGTCTACCCGCTTTTCCATCTTACCAATGTCTGCCATCGTGTATCGCTTGCTGTCTACAGGAGTTATAACAACACTCCGCTCATCGTGGGTATATGATGGAACAGTAATAGTTGCAATCACCATCCCATCGGTTGGGTCTGGTGGAGCAACAGGTGCAAGAGATGGAGTTCCGCTTACCAAGAAGAAAAGTGCAGATCCGTCCTGTGGGTCTGATTTCACACATAACTTGTCTATTCTGGGCAGATAGTGCCGATACGAAACATCGGTGTCTCCCAGTATTCCAAACTCAGATCGTCCGTAAGGCTTCATCATCTGTGTGGTTGCTGTTAGTCCGCTTCGTCGGAAATCCAAGCAATTTGCCAGAGATACAGCCTTTCCTGTCTTTGGATTCACATACAGTGGAATGTTCTCGTAGTTTACTCCAACATACGATGCTGCTCCCACGAATGGAGCAGAAGCAAGTCCACCGTGAACAAAATATTGAAGGGACACATTCAATGAAACCGCAGATTCTGCAAAACTGTAACGAGCCTCTGTGGTTTTGTCTGGCTTGATATACAGTCTGGCATTTTGGTAATGTGTTTCTCTCTGTCCATCATCCAACTCAAAATCCGATGTGACATCAACTGAAACGGCAGGTGTTCCAGTAGTGTATGAAACCAAACCAACTCCATATACATCCATGTAGGGAAGTTCAAAGTATTTTCTTCCGTTTTCATCCACAGAGAAATTTGCCGAGGAAGAAACAACCGCAACAGCAGTTGCTGGTGTTTTTGTGCGGAGTGTGGTTGGATCTGTTGTGGTAGGAGAATACAGAATCGGAACACAGGCTCGGACTGCACCAGAAACAGCAAATCCGGTTGGAGGTGAGGTCACCGTCAAACTTACAGTCTGATTGTTGTTTACCAGTGTTCCGGAAGAAGGAGAGTATGCAGCGCCGTCAGTGCTGCGTATAAACGATATATCTCGCGTTTCTACAGAGTTAACATAACCCTGCGTTCCATATGGTAAAAACGAAAATACACTGGCGTTTGCTGTTGATATCGTATCAGAAAAGTTTGACTTCGTAAAAGAGAATGTGCTGCTGTTTCCACTGCTGCTTACGCTTACCGCAGTGTTGCTTGTTATCTTTGCGGGAACAACAAGGCTGTCAACGCTTGACACAGCATATCCAGGTGTCAATTCGTAAACAAGAGAACTGTTTTCGCTAGAAATTGGAGTTATAGCAGACTGAGAATTGAAATAGCCAATGGTAAATCCGGTTCCGTGCTGATACAGATACCCAAATCCAGGAACAGTATTTGCAGGGATAGAGCCAGACAGCCCGTAGATATACAACCGATACTGCATCCCTGTTAGTCCAGTGGGATGTGGAACTATACCGTGAACATACCCTTCGGCAATGACTCCACCAACATCAGCATTGAAAACAACTCTGGATGAGCCCGAAGAAGTAGTTGACAAGAAGTTTGCAAATGTCTGCCCTATTCCTGCAAGAGAGCCAGGACCGGTGGTCTGCACATCCACTTCCACATAGTTTCCAACGGTATACGGGAATCGCAGATTTGTTTCCGTTTGTGTTGTTCTTGCCTTTGGTAGAGAAACCTGAGCAGGATACTCGTTTTCTACCTCATAACCAAACACATATGCTTTTCCTTTACCAGCAGAAAGAAAAAGAGATCCATCAGAAGACTGTTTGGTCACAATATCAAACGGGTTAACACTATACGATCCAGACTCGTCGTATGTTCTGCGAGCAAGTGCTTTTTGAATCTCTCCATACGAAATACGATCAATCTTCTTTGTGATCTTTCCAGACTCAAAGCGAAGAAGTTCCACAAAATCAACAGGATCGGAATTCAGATCATTCTGTGACAGAACAAGTGAAATCTTGTAGCGATCCGCACCAGGAGCATTGTAATTATACGAACCAATGGAGGGATCTCTTAGTGTGGAGTCTTCACTGTCGGTTATAGCGTCCCGTGTTATGGAAAAACCAATCTTCTTTGACAGGTCGGCAAATCCCGAAAAAGACAGATCGCGGTATCCACCCACAACTCTATAAGGAGCAAACACGGAAGACCGAACTCCGACAAAGAATCCGTCAACATAGAAAACACCATCACCAACAGAAACCAACTTGCAAGAACCCTCAACCGGATACGATACATCAGAACGAACCGTGATTCCTGTTATTGTGTCTGTATCTTCTTTTTCAAAAACTAGTTGGCTTCCAGCAAGAGATGAGCCGGACACAAAATCAACAACAACAACAAGGTTTCCGTCTGTATTGTCTGGAGGAATCACGCTGACAATTTTTGCGACTGAATTGATTGATGTATTACTCAAAACTCCGCCCACAAGGAACGAATAATCGTCCAAGCCGCGAAGAGGAGATCCCTCTGCTACAGAAAGCATCGCATAGGAAGAATTCCGAACAGATATACCGCCACCAACAATACGCGATCCGTCCTTGAACAGATGATCGCCTATTTTTGAAAATTGATTCTGTAGAATGGTCTGGAGTTGGGTCAGTTCCCGTGCCTGAACCGCATATCCAGGCTTGAACAGGACTCGCAAAAATCCCTTATCGCCGTCAAAATCATCGTAGTATGGATTGATATTGAAGATGCTAGGATCGTATGCCATATGTCCCTCTTAGAAGCCCAGTCTGAGCCTAAATTCTTCCTTCTGACCCGAAATTCGTGTAATGGGGCGCACATTGTCTATGTATAAGATTTCTCCTGAAGTTGGATCAATCTCTGGAGTGTGATACTGTGCAACCACGAATGCCCCCAAGCCGGTTCCTGTTAGTCCGTGCTGTGCCACGCTTAGGAACTTTCCAGTGATTCCTGTAAGATACAGACGACCATACGATGGATTAACAAAATCCCATTCGTAAACGGTTCCTGCTGCATAGTTAAATCCGGGAGCAGTAGACCCTTGTGTTACAGTGTCTCCGTTGGAGAATGAGGTTTGGGTCAAAGAAGAAGAAGTCAAGTCAACCGCACCGGTTACGCCAGAAACACTGGTACTAACCTCAAGCAGGTGCAATCCTCTGAAAGACGGGATGGAATCAGTGTCATAATACGGTTGACCCACAGAAACAACTTTATACAGTCGGGTGATCCCATCCCGAGAAACAGCATACGACTGCTCGTCGTTGTTTACAAATATTCGGATGAATTCTCCGTAACGAGGAGCAACAGTATTGATTGAAGCGGTGATTCCAGAAATTGCACCCACTACAAACGCATCGGTATTTGCTACAAAATTTCCACCACCCTCTACACGAACTAAACAACGATCAGCATACGATTCAACAATCCGTCCCTCTATGGTCAAATCGTATCCATACACGGCTCCACTCTGAAATACAGTTCCACTAGGAACAGTCTGATACACCAACTCACCAACCCTAAACAAAGAATTAGCAGGAGGAGCACCGTTTGGAGAATAGGTCAACACATAATCATTCAGTCTATCCAAACGAGTTACAAATTTGCCAGAACTATTGACGGTTTTCAATTTTACCGACGATCCATCTATGAACTGAACAGCACTTTGACTAACCACCTTTCCAGAACTCTTGCTATCATCCCCAACAACAAACACATCTCCATCTTGAACGAAGTCAGAATTCAAGTATGTGGTCACGGGAGTCAAAAACAAGTCTCTATAGTATGTGTTCTGCGACCCTGCAATCTCGCTCTTATTTGAAGACAGAACAGGATTTTTTATGATACCAAACTGTCTGTAAGACCCTCCACCACGAATGAATTCCGAATCAGAATCACTTACCTGAACCACAATAATCACATCTTTCACGCTCAACTCTTTGAGAATGTTGCTTCCATGTCCACCCTTGGGAGACAGGACAACTCTGAATGTGGGATGGACACTGCTTGCTGTTTTTGCACTGTTTACAGATGCTGTTGCATACGAATAGTTTATTCCGGCTCCCGCAACAACCACCGAAGAAATGGTCTTGGAAGAACTCATAACAGGAAATGCGTATCCTCCCGATCCATTCCCCAAAATCTGAACAAACGGAAGGATCTCGGCAAGAACGACATTTGCAGCGTTTCCTGAAACAGGAGGGGTGAAACTAAAATCCATCTCGTCGTTTTCAACATCAAACACAATAGAATTTCCAGACACAGTTCCATTGACAATTACTCCGTAATTGTTTATTTCTGATGCGCTGAATGTAGTTACATTGCTGCTGATAATACGCAGAACATATCCAACATAATTAGATGGGGTGCTACCAATCCGTTCGCGTGAGGCAGAATCGGTGATTGTGACTCGCTTTCTGGTAGGTGACAATTCCGTGATTGTTGCCAGTCTGACGGCTGATAGTCCCGAAATAGAATACGGATACACACCAGCAGAAACTCCACTTGCGCCCACACCAGACATCACCACACGATCAATGGTACCAGACACAGAGGTAATCTGTGTGTTGTATTGGTTTGATACTTCGGTGTCTTCTGTGTTGTAAGCGTAGTCTATGGGAACATAATCCGACAGTTCATAAGGAAGGTCGCTCTCACGAACGGTTGCAAGATATTTCCAAACATAACCATCTGACAGTGCAAATGGCTGAGAAAACACTTCCGTTGGTTTTTGAGTAGAAACACCGCCTCCATTATTTTCCAAGCACTTGTATACCTTGTATTCATCTGTAATGACATACAATGGATTAGCAAGTGAATCAGAAAAAAGTTCAACAGAATCGTCGTATTGTGTATAAACACTGCCGCTCTCCCATTCGTAGCGTGGTAGAGCAAAAAACACATTTTCCGGAGTGATTTTCTTATATCCAATCACTCGGTTCATTACACTGTATTCAGAACCAACAGTATCAGTATATGCTGGTGGGGAATTTTCGTTGGACCACGGAAGAGGGTTGGCAATGAAGAAAAAATACTGATTTTCGTTTCTCTCCAATTCGGTGAGAAAACTTTCAGCATAAGAACGCTTTAGTGATGCCTTGATGTAGGTTGCCATTGAGTTCTCCGTTATATTCCGTATGCAGTATATGTATCGCTACCAAGAGTGGTTCCGTCTGGCAACGGACTGCCACTAGAACGATACACCAATTGGGGAAGCGAGAAAAAGTTCTCAAGCGAAATGCCACCAAAGTCAACTCCCTCGGGAATAGCAGTTATTCCCTGTGTGTTGGGGTGGTGTTCAATCTGCCAGTATGTAACACCTGAGTAGTATGTGCCGGTGTGTGCAGCCTTGAACTCATCAGGCAGAATCCTATCCGCACGATACTTTCTAGCCAAATACCCATACATCTGTTGCCGCTCTGTTTCTGACAATTTTCGGTCAAAGACTATGACTTCGTGGATTACCCCGCCGAAAGAATACGATGGGGTGTTTGCTAATACAGAATTGATCCATGCCTGTGAACCTGGAGTCCCGCTGCCAGTGGCACCCGCGCTGATGTGACAGCCGATTCTGCCAATGAGAATGTCCGAAGCATTGTATTGCTCTTCGCTTGCTGCGTATCCTGTCTCTCGCTGTGGTAGGAATAGTTCTTCGTCTGCCATATGGTTCCTTTATATTCCGAACCGTGCGCGGCTTGAGTTGTAGTTTTGCAATATTTCTTGTTGTGAAAGCGTGCGAGAATACACACGAACAGCGGATATTCCACCGTTGTAGTGGTAATCCCAATATGAACCTTCTGCACCAAATGCATACCAATTAGTGCCACCACCATAACCATGACTTCCTAGAGCAAAAATTCCACTTCCACTTCCAATGATATGTTTGCCAGGATATATCTGCTGTCCAACTTGTTTTCCATTCGTGTATATGGTAACTGTTGTCTGATCTGATGCAGACGAATAACTGAATGTAGTAACTGCATAGACATATTTTGTAGGAACAACGAAATCCGAAGCCTGTGCTATGACTCTTTGTATGTTTTGTGTATTGAAACTGTTAAAATGATTTCCTGCATCACCGTATACAAAGTATGGCAATCCTTTACTAGCCCACATACCAAAACCATAATAACTAGTTACATTTTGCACAATAGGAATTGGCTTCACCCATGCTTCCCATGTGCTATTTCCAGTTTCGTCTGAAGAACCAACACTCAAAGTTGGTATTGTACGAATGCTTGTGGTTCGCTTTTTGTCAAACACCACCACCCCACCATCACCACTACTGTATAGAGGCTGCGACAGGGCGTACATATTCTGACCCTTGCCGCTGATGTCATAGATGGTGTTTGGTGTGTTTGCCAGTAGTTCAGCAATTGTAGGCTCGGTTCCGTCTACGAGATCAATTCGGGGAAGCATGAACCGTGCCTCTGTTTCAGGAACATTGCTTCCATACAGACCAATACGCAGAGCAGAACTAGTAGCATCGGATCTCCATATGTAATCGCTGTAGTTGTCTCCCGCGCCAGAACCATTTACTAAAGGAGCATATGTCAATCCTCCGCCACCAAGAGCATACCATCCGCTGTTTGGATGGTTGGAATTTGCTCCGCTTGCTGTTCCTTCGGGGTGTATGTGTCCAACCACAAGCAACCACTGTCCCACCCTGCTTGTGGGAATCTGCGAACTTCCAACAGTTGCAACGGCAAAATAAGGATTGGGTTGCTCCGCTCCTGTTATTTTGTTGTTTACTCCCCCATATATTGTTCCAATATAAACATCACCAGCATTAGCATCCATTCTCTGAATCCACACAGAATACCGATACAGTTTTGTCCGATCTATTGGAGTTCGTGTGCTGACAAATCCTCCATTCCAACCAGATATACTTGAGTTAACCGAGTGATTCACTGCTCTCCAAACCATTCTTGGGTCGCCCCACGCATCAGTAAAGCGTTCAATTCTGTTGCTGTGGGCATGACCTAATGTTGTGTTGATCCGCTGTCCTATGCCGTAGTGTCCCAGTGTGACTCCATCTGGTTCACCAGGAATCAAAACTCCGGTATCGCGTGCATACGGCAACAACTGAACACCCGATATGTCGTATTCCACACCAGCACCGAGTCCAGACAAACCAAAAAGAACGACAGACTGTTCTGGTGGATTGGCAATCCCGTCACTGGGTTCTTTTCGTGTTCTTGAAATTCTGTACCATCCACCGCCAACACTCTGCACTGTCGCGGCAGCAAGATTGTAGTTGTTTGGAACATTCCAATAAATATACATGGAAGCGGAAGAAATTGCTGCTCCATCTGTTCTGCGAACATACATCACTGCTGTCCAAGCCTTGTTTTTGAACCCAACATAATTAGGATCAATCCAGTTCTGAACAGGACTGATATAAAGGTTTCCGTTCGTTCCTGTACGCATACGGAATACCTCAGCACCGACGAAAGGTTCAGGTCTAGCCGCTGGTTGTTCAGATCCTGTTGTTGAGGTAACACGCAATATCGGTCCTGCACCTGCTGCACCATCTCTACCAAAAGCACTAACATCCAAAGGCTTCAATACATTACGAGGTATAGGCTCAAACAGAGTATTCTTAATGAGATTCTTGTCATGTCCCCGTGCAAATTCACCGATACACGCGCTCTTTCCCGCATCAAAATAGAACTCAAGTCCTTTCTTGATTACAAAGTCTTCCGTTGGTGGAGCAGTGACTTCTGCAATGTAGCGATTGGTTGAACGAGAACGGTTCAATCCCTCATCGCCGTTCAGATACACCCGTATTCTGTTGTCCGAGTCACGAACGGCTTCCGCAACAGACACACCAAAACACACACCAGACACATGGGGATCGTATACAATGTAGTTCTGTGTCACCGACTGTTGATCTCCGCCTGGTCGGAATCCAACGGCACCCACTGGTGGCAGCGACGCACCAGGATACAGAAGTGTTCCAAGTGGAGTCACGCTGTAGTATTGGCTCGTTTGGAAAGCGGGAGTCCTGTCTTGCACATTGTAAGGGCGAGAGAACAGCACAGAGTCAATCCGCACTGATGGGTCAGCAGGATTGTAATTGACACTTCTTGACGCAAGTAGTCCGTATCCATGACTCAAGCCCTCAATAGTGGGGCGATACACCACAAAAATATCTGCATCATCGGTGACTGCCAGTTGATTTGTCAGATAAAGATGCTGTCCGTTCAAGACCGCTGCTGCACTGCTTCCCGCAGCAGTAGTAAATCCAAGACCAACTATAGAACCAAATGTGGCTCCTCCGAAAACAGAGTGAGGAGAAAACACTGGTCCGCCATTGAAAGATATTCCCGTCACACCAGCAGAAGAAGCAGTAACAAGAACAGGACGGAGTTTGTCAATCGTAATTCCAGCGTTCAAACTAGCCATTCCGTTAAATCGCCCCCATGTGGGAGGAATCGCGTGGTTTTGTCGTGGAGAAGAGTCTCGCCAGATGTCTACGCTTGCACCGTTCACCACCGATCCACACACCCCGATGTTTTCTGGTCGGAGCCACAACACCAACCCACGAAGACCTGCTGGTGACCACGAGGTTTCCTTTCCCGAATACCATGCTGTGGTGCTGCCCAAAGGAGCACCGATGGGATTGTGTGCTGTTGTTCCGTCTTCGGGAACATAGCACCAAGTATAGCCCAATGAGTTACCAACAAATACAGTTCCAGTAGAAGTCGTAGTTCCGTTTGGTCCCACTTCTGCTGTAGACCCGATATACGGGTTATAACCAAGTGGATACAAATCTCCTGTGGCACCGAGCCAATATCCAGAAGCCGTGACTCCGTTGTTACGAAGATCAACAATCGTGGTGGTCTTGTATGGAGTATACTTTCCGACTACAGGAGTTTCATATGTCGTGGACTGTGTTGATGATAGTGGACTGTTTACTAAAAAATTCTTTAGCAACACCGAACCAAACATTTTCGTTCCGGCAGGGTGTATAACCCGCTTCAAAACATCAAAGTATGTGTCTATTGAAACCGCAGACTTTAATTCATACGAGAAAGACTGATAGAAGTTGCTGTCTTGTATCTTTTTGTTGGATGACAATTTTCCGCGGTTTCCTGAAAAATAACCAGGATACCGAGTGAGGGCACTGCGCTTTCCGTATACCTTTGCACTTTGCTGTCCTGTATCGCTAAAAACAGACAACAAGAAATAATCAGCAGACACTCCGGGGGAACTCTGACCGTAGTTTACGCCAGAGTTAATGATGTCTATCTTTTTTATACCTCCAGCAAGTCCAGTCTGTTGAATTTTTGCCGAAAACCCCTTTCCGTTCTCGTCAAACACAGTCACGGCATCGCCAATTCTATATCCACTGCCGGGCACTTCTACAAAAAAATCTCCAAGCACCGAATATGTGCGCTCAACCCATTTTTCATCTCCACCAACAACGGTGACCTCTTGATCGGAATTAAATGTACCGTTGATGTCGGACACAAAGAATTCCGTGATTGGCAATCCACTGAAAGAATACTGAACAACAGAATTGATGAACGCACTGGCAGAAACTTCAGCACCATTGTATTGGTAAAGATAACCTCCTTTTCCACCAAACAAAGATGTTCCGTTTAGGCTTGTTGTTTTTATAGAAACAGGTTCTATCCACTCACCATCAGATGCTTTGAGCAAATCAGATGATGGATAGTAAATCTCTAGATCACTGTCATACAGAACACGAAACAAGAATTTGTAAGCACTCTCTGTGCCCTTTTTTCCGTAAAACTCTCGTATTTTTTTCAGAAGAGTGTTTTTGTTTGGAACTTCTCCTGACTCGTTTTCTGCCAAAACTTCTGGAAATCCGTCAAGATAAGTGGACTTAAAGTGGTTGTAGAACTCCTGTGCGTTTTCGTCAACATCAGAAACCGCATCCAAATTCATCAACACATAAGAAGGATTATTCTTTTTTTCAAGCCACTCGTAATACGATTTGATGAACAGTATCAATTTTCCGTAATCGGATCGTGCAAAAGAAGGAAACTGTTCTCGTATGAAAGGAGACAGAACCTTTTCGAGTTCGTCTGTAGGAGTGCTGAGAACTATGTTGTTGATTCCGCTCATTTTTACAGTGATGCCTTCCGAGTGCTAGCAGTGGTTATGCCAACGGAAACCGAATCTGCATATCCACGATTGATTCTAAATATGCTGTTTTCAAAAAGATAAAGGTCGGTGTTTTCTGGTTCTGCGGTTATAACAAAAAACAGATCATTTCCAGAAGGAACAAATGTGGTATTCAGACTGACAATTCCTCTGTTATAATCAACCTGTCCAATCTTTGGATACTCTATCTTTTGTGTTCCATCATCAGCAACAGAAACAAGATTGAGAGTTCCTTCTCCATCATCAATCAAACTAACTCGCTTCAAAGTACCAAACGAATCCTTGTGTGTGATAAAAGTAGACTTTACTGAACCAGTCATTTGGTGTATTGGATTCTTGAAATCAACAAAGATTCCTTTTGCGGCAGCCAGTTTGGACAGATTTATAGCCTTACGCATCATCACCGTCGTTTCGTTGCTGACTATAGACCCATTCAACCCGTTTATTCCCTGTATGAGTTTAGACAGGTAAAAGTTTGATCCGAATCGCTCAAGAGAACTGGCAGAGTAAGTAAAACAATAAGCAACTACTAGGGCTTTCAGAGTTCCTGCACCGATTGAAGTAAGAGCAGGATTGTATGTTACGGTAGAAGACAGAACCAAATCAATGTAATCTGGATCTACTATTTCTGGAGTAACAGTAACAACAGAACGGGTTTTCTTCAACGACGAAACAAGAGAAATCTTTTCTTCTCGGGTAAGAGCCGATCCAGATTTTGGCTTTATCGCTATCATAACCTTTCCGTATTGCGGAGGATTCATGCTCTCTCCTCCGTAAACATACACCGAATCAGTATTTGGATACTCTTTCTGAACAACCGCAGCGTAATCGTCTTCGGTGACTGCTCGGCTTTGCGCGGTGTAAAACTTTGGAGCCAAAAACTTGATGCGAGAAACGCTCTCTTCGGGAGATCCCCCAGAAGAAACCGATGCTGCTGTAATGTTACTCAATCCACTAACTGCTGATGTAAAGCGTGAGATTCCGTTTGCTGCATCTCCATTTGTCTCCAAATATTCAACAATAACCACGCTTCCGGCAGCAGGCTGCGCTCCCAAGAAGTTGTCACCAAAATACAGTTCATACATTCCAGTCTCTTTTTCCTGTAGGAAATACACCTTTGATGTGGGTGTAAGATCAATGTATGAACTGGTGTATGCCCATGCTTCTTCTAGCCCTGTGTTGTCTGTTGCCGATGCCTTTACACGCACCTTCATTGTGTTTGTGTCAATCTTGTCGTTTGGAATCAGCAGGACAGAACTGGTCTTCTTCGAGGGGTCATACACATAACTCATTCGACGCAGAGTGCCTTCATAGACACTCATGTTCTCGAACGACTGTTTTGCAGCATTAGCATAAACCGTATCAAGCAAAACAAACCGATACTGCGTTCCCGCATCATTCGTACCGATGAACTCCGTGCCACGCGCCAAGTAAGTGCTTTCGGATGCCCCTGCTGCGGACGCTCCAAGAACTGCCTTGGAAGCGCGACGAGAAGAAGGAACATATCCCAGTGCCTTTGCATGGGAAACAACAGACGGACGAAGAACGGCACTGTCAAGGAACATTTCGTTAGCCACCATATTGGCATAGAATGCCTGATAGTGGGTGTTGTAGGCAAGCACATCCAGCACAGTGCTGAGAACAGACCCATCAAAATTGTAGTCCTTGAGGGTGTCCTGTGACTGCAAATACGCCTTCAAAGAAGCCTTTGCGTCATCAAAATCCAGTCCTACAATGTTGAAACTGTTGTTAGCCATCAGCGGAGCCTTTCTAATACAACCGCAACTCTGTCTGTCCTGCCCACAGCAACAACTGCATATTCAACACTTACCGTGTATTGATTTTCGTCTGGAAGAGCAACCACATCAACGAGCACATTTGAAACACGGGGTTCGTGGTTGAGAATGGTATTCAAAACCCGATCTCGAATTTCCATTGTTGTAATGGAGTCGATGGGTTCAAACAGGAGAGGACGCAGCGACCCGCCGATGGTGGGCTGAAACAGCCGCTCCCCAAAAGCAGTGGACAGCAGATTTCGGAGAGATGTTCGTATTGCACTATCGTCCCGCAGGGTCAACAGATCGCCCGTCTTCGCGCTACGCGTGAAGTTTGGATCAATGTCCGTGAATACTGGTGTTCCGTTCCCTGCTGCTCGTAGAGCCATTACTTTTTCCCTGCGTTGTATGCCAAATGCGTGTTTATTTCGTGAGCGGTTTCAGATATCAGTTGCTCCAACTTGTCCTGTGAGATGCCTTCTTTCTCTATCGCGTCAAGGGGTTCAGCCGAACACCAATGACAGAACACAAAACCAAGCGGAGTAATTCCGTCCAAGCACTTCAGTGGAGTAACCGTGAAATACTCGACATTATTTATCTCAAGCCCCGAACGAAAAGCGGACGGGGACAGCGAATCTGTTTTGATGATCCGCGACGACTGCGTGTCCATGACCGCAACCATATCCATGTATCGGGTAAGCAGAACATCCTGCGAATCCAACAGAATACTAGGAATTGTTGTGTCACAAGACTCGTGTGTGACAGAAAACCGCTTTATGGATGTGCCGTCAGCGAATGATCCGCCATTGTGGAGTTGAAAAACCAAGCATCTGCACGCACGAACAGTTACACGCATCTCTGTGAGCAGTTCGTGAATTTGGCTGTGTTGCTCCACAAATCTGCGCTCCGTTGAGGGTGACCACTTTGGTTTGAATTTTTGATTGCGTATCACACCCACTATTCCCACGATCAATCCAATTACAAATATTCCAACGGCTTCGCCAGACATGAGAAAGAAGTCTTTGAATGTTACTGCTGTGGATGCCATCATCGGAAACCTCCTGATCCGAACCCTGTGGGTGAGCCTCCACGGACAGTATTAATAAATTGTGGGCTTACCAAACTACCGTTTACTGTGCTGCCTAGTTTGAAGCACGGATCGTTGTTGGCTAGATCCACCAAACTGGCAAGGGCACTAATGTCTGTGTATTTTTGAATAAAGTCTGCCGCAGCGTTCTGTATGGCAGCGGCTTGATCCATCAACTCGTTTATTTTGCCATTCACTTCGTCTAGTTTGGCAAACGCAGAATCCAATCCTGCCTGTAGTTCCTGAACAGCGTTGGCTAGATCGGTTCCCGACTTTCCGTCAAAATTGTTCAGTACCTTCTCTAGATCAATATTTGCGGCAACTGCTCCCTGTATGGCAAATTGACCGTTCTGATTGACCACATTCAATCCCACGCCAATGTCCAGCCCCTCAATTCCAAGAGCACAACTCAACTCCCCAAACAGGCTCAGACTGCTTATGGTGGAAAGCAGCCCTTGTGGAGTAGACAGACGCTCGGATTCCGCTGCAAAACCGTCTACAATACCAGACATCTGATCTATTCCATTTTTTCCACGCTGAAGAGATGGAAGTGCTTGTACCAGTGGAGAAGGCAATTGTCCGGGTATACCTCCCCCGCCTGCCTGCTCAATCATGGCGGCAAGGCGACCACCATTCCGTCCCCCCAACTGACGAACAGCACCAATGGCTGCGGCATTTGGATTTTTGAGCATTTCATTGCTCAATCCAAAATTAAGGATTCCCTTTTCGCCTTCAGACACCTTTTGCTTGCATGGACATGGTTTCTCTTCAGCCATAAATCAACCTATGAAAAAAGTCCCTGATCCAGTGGGCTTGTGCCCACAACTTGCTTGACTGGCAGTAGTGCATACAGGAATGCCACCCACAACAAAATTAGGATTGCCTTGCTCCATAACTGCATTATCGTGCTCGTTTGTTCCATGATCCTTTACTGGATTTCCCTGAACTGCAACGGCAAATCCATCAACAAAAAATGAAGGATTTCCTACAAGGATCATTCCTCCAGCGGTATCTATGTTGGCACGGCAAACAGCAAAACTAGGCATTGTAAGTTCCTCCGTCAATGTCTCCGAATGTCGCTCCTGCACCGACACCATCTCCAACTATCATAAATCCAGACTCGGCTTCTTCGGGCAAGTATCCAAAGGTCTGTGGAACGGAACACACATACGAAATTCCGTTTCTCTCCACCAAATCACCGTAATAATAGACAGCGTATTCTGATGTGCCCGGCACATATTTACGGTGTCTGCCCTTGTAGTCCATTGGATTGGTCATCCCCCGCCTCCTTTGACATTTACGCGCTTGGGATTAAGCACAGGCTCGCCAGAGTTTACCTCTATGCGCTTGCCCTGCTGCATGACCATCAGAGAATTGTCGGTGATGAACGAAATGGTTCTGCCAGAGAAACCAATATCTTCGTCCGCATAGAACTCAATAGTCTTTCCTGATGCCTTCAGGGTTCCTTCAATCTGAAGGTTTACATCGTTGTTAGCCAACACATTGGTGTTGCCGTTGATTTCTATGTTTCCGCCACCGTTTATGGTGATGTTGACTGCACCATCAATCACCAAATTCAGCCCCTGTCCGCCCTTGATGTGAACCTTCTTGTTTCCGTGAATTATTTCGTAATCGTTTCCCACAATCCTCTGAACTCGGGTTCCATCAGGATTAATGATACTTCCGTCTACCGCTCGCTCCCAGCCATTTGCAACTTCACAAAAAGTGCCAGAGTTGTGGTATTGGTGGATGCGCTCTTTTCCCGGCGTATCATCGTATTCCTCTATGTGTCCGCTTTCGGTGTAACGAACATGATTTTTTGGATAAACCGCAGCATAGGGAGTGAATGGTTCGCTCCATCGGGACTTTCCTGCCATGTTCGGTGTGCTTTGAACCGCACGATCCGTGGTAGACGCACGATACGCTGCATTTGCTCCGCGCATCTGATTCTCGTCGTTGTTTCGGGCAAGGCGATTGGTGTCTTGCTCTCCAACAACAGACACCCCCATTGGAAATTTCTTTTCCCGAACACCCGCATCGGTGGCAGGATACTTTCCGCTAGGATCGTTGAAGCCTTTGTTTGTGTCCGCAGCAGTCATCGGAACACCGCCAAAAGAACCAATCATCACGGGGTCTTGTGCTTCTTCTCCGTCACGGAAAAATCCAAACACATGGGAACCAACAAGCAAGCCTGTTGGAGAAGTTCCTATTCCTGAAAGAGCAGCACTGGTAAGGGGCTGCATGGGATATGCCCACGGCAGTGCTTCAGTAGGAAGTTCGGTCTTGTCTGCTGAGTGGAATCCAAACACACGGACACGACATCTGCCAATCAACAGCGGATCGGCAGTGTCTTCCACCACTCCGTGCCACCACACAAATCCTTCTTTTCCCAAAAAGCCTCTCATCAGACCCCCATTCCATTGCGCGAAAGTTCGTATTTACAACTATACGATCCCGCAAGACTGTGTTTAATGCTTGTAATCATGTATTGACCACTGAGATTTTTGTCTTGTTTGTCATCCAGTGCAGTAACATCGCTCTGTGGTTTGAACACACCAAGATCAATAATGTCTCCCACTCGCCGCCTGCTGTCTCCAAACACCTGTATGACTAGTTTCTGTGTAAGAAATGAGTTCATGTGGTATTTGCGCTTTTGATACAGCGACTCTACTTGGTGGTTGTCTAAAATAGAATTTGCCCCATCGTATACCGTATAGGGAGTTGACGGAAGGTAGAAATACGAAGTCCCCCGAGACAACACACGCGCTTCTTCGGGATCGTTTGCCCTGAAATACGGCTCGTTTCCAAGTTTACGCGTGGAATCAAACACATCGCTTTCATAGAACTCGTGTTCCCTATGTTCCTTACGCACCAAATCGTGAACCGTGAGGTGTGAAGAAACTATTCCGTTCATTATGTTTGAAGCGGCATCAAACCGAGACAACTCTTCAAGTTTCTGAACCTTGTGGTATCTGCTAGGCAGCACACTCTGAAAGCCCAAGTTTTCCTTCTGTCCTTCGATCACAGGCATATTGCCTTGTGTGTATTCATAACGAATCATGTTTGACGATCCGTCCTCTATGATCTTGGACAGACTCTTGAAACGATGCCCGTCTATGGATTCGTAAAACAGATACGGGCTGTATTCAAGTCCAGTCTTTGAATATGCCTTTCCACAAAGCCAGTCTATTGCACGAAACGGAGTGTAACTGGCAGGCAACACAAAAGAGTAGTTGTCTGCTGTGTTCTCTATGTCAAGTTTGTCTTTCCAAACCGAATCAGGGAAGTGCTTGTATAGTATGCTTTTAACCATTTCAGATACTGATCCGCTCAATGCGTATCCGCATATCTGTGAGAAGTTGAAATACCCACCTTCGCTCATCAGGTGCAGCACATACTGCTGTGTCTTTCCTGACTCGCTTATTCGCTGACTGTCTAGTTTATAAACACGAAATGCAAGTTTCACCGGTTCCATGCTGTTAATATCTGAACGAAACTCAATCTCCACCTTTTCTTGCCCTGTAATTGGAAGCCGCTCGGGAAAATTCATCGCGTCTTCAATGTGCAGTTTGGCAGAAATGTATGGAGAGAATATATCTTCATAAATTTCAATATAGCGATACAGATTGTTCAATTCTATCTCGCTGCCGTTTACAAGAGAATACAACACAAAGCGTTCTAGTTTGTAGTCGCCTGCCTTCAGTGCTTCATTACCGTGTCCAACAGAATCAGCCATGTTACACCCTCAACAAGGATTCAAGTTCTTGAACTGCTTCGCGCTTGAAACGAGGGTGAAGAATCTTGATTGTTCGTTTCTTCTCGTTTTCGTTCATCTCATACAGATAGTTACTGACAGCATAAGTGTTCACTTGACTACCAGATATGCCCATATAGCGACCAATATAGGTTTCCCACATAGATACCACACCGGTACCGACATAACCAATTCCCTGTGTGTTAGACGGATATTCGTCTTGTGTAGCACCCACAACACCACCAACAACAGAATAACTTGATGTCTGCTGGCTCAGGGGATCAAGCGTAACTGCTTCGTTTGCACTGTTGTCTGTGGTTGGACGAGTAGACTCAAAATGATGCACGGACGAAAACGATTGATCTATTCTGTGAATCTTTACGCTGTATGCGGTTCCTCCCGAAACAGTCACGGTAGCAGCCCCTGCTACAAATCCCGAGCCTTCAACCAACAGTTTACAGAGATTTGGTTGATACTCCTTGATTCTAGATTGTGCTGTGTTCTGTGAAAGAGTTGAGCCAGCACCGATGGGAGAACGATACATGAAGTTGTCTGTTGGATCAGTGAAGAACACAGAGTATCCTGAGTGCTTCTTCTGAATGAATTCCTCCATAGCACTAGAAGATTTGTACCAGCCGTGATACGGATCAATCACATCGTTCGTCAGGAGAATGATCCAGTGAAAAGTTGGATCACCATAAACCTTTTCTGCAATCTGCTCCGGTCGTTCGCCGTCCTTGATGTCGTATTCTAAAAATGCAGAATCACTGCTCTTCATGTCTTCACTAAGAGCAATTCTTCTTAACAGATTACGAGCAAACACAACACGAAACACAGCCCCGTCTTTGATGGGATACTTTACAAGAGGAAATTTTGAGAAGTATGACATTAGAAGCCCTTATCTACTGCTTCGCGTGTGAGCAGACCCATCTCGGTGAACTGCAACGAGAATGTTATGGCTGTAGGAGAGTTGTCAACAAAAGAACTCCAGACGGAGTTGGGAGCGTAGTCAACTGATATTGCTGTGAGCGCACACCGTCCAATCTTCGGAAGGTATTCGTTCTCGACAAATCCCGACTGATTGGGATTGGGATCGGTTGACAAGAACCGCACTTCAAACTCCGCAGGAACTCGGAGAACCACCTGAACCTTCTGTTCTGGTTCTGCTGACTGATCGTCGGTTGCGGGGTGAGAGTGATATCGGAAAGTCTCTATGATGTCCCGTATTTGATCCGCTTCTTTCTTGGTCTTGGGATAAAACTCCCAAGAAAAATTGAAGTTTCGGAATTCCTTTTGCTTGAACAGTTTTTCAAGACGAGGATTGATTACTTTTCCGCGAGCCAGCGCACCAGCGCCACCTGCACCAACAGCACCTGCTGCTTTTTCAAGACCCACATTTGCGGCTTGTCCAATGGTTTCAACGGGACGACCGAGAAAATCAAACGCACCACCAGCAATTGCTTGACCCGGATCTTCATACATGAAAGTGTCTTCGTTGTTTATTTTTGTGCAAAAAGGCAGATACAAAGACACCATCTGATCGTATACGGCTTGATTCTGAAATGCTTTGGCTACAGCCACGCCGCCAGCGGCAGCAGCACCACCAACAGCAGCACCACCGATTGCACCAACCGCAGCACCTTTCTTTCCGCCCATCAGCAACCCAAGCAAACCACCAACCACTCCGCCAGATACCGCTCCTGTAATTGCTGCTTGTCCTGTGCTTGTGGACTGCACAGTCTCATTCAACCGATTAAGAATAAGTAAACGCTCTTGGTCATCTAGACCAACCTTGCCCACGCCGTCACTCAATTCCGACTCAATGCTAGACAAACGAGCCTGATACGAAGTAATAGTCTGCTCAAGCAGTTCCTTTGCCCTGCCAGGATTTGTCTGTAGCAGGGTGGCAAGATTGTCGTTGCTCGCTGGATCTACAATCTTCATTACATCTGGATCATTTGCCAATTCTTTCAGAGCAGCAATTTCTTCTTGCGATACCCCTCTTTGCTCCACTATTTCTTTGGTAAGATTTCCATTCTCAATATATTTCGCAAGAGTTTCCAAATCTCCAATCTTGCGTTTTGTTTCTTCTTTTGCTTTGGTTGCAGTCTCTTTCAAGTCTTTCTGCTCCCAACGCCAGAACACCTTAAACTGCATGACATGGGGAACCTCACCCGTTCCAATCTCAACAGGATATTTCAAAATAGACGGGCGGGTGCGGGAGCCGCGCTGAACCTTTGGGGTTCCCTCAAGTGCCCGTGTAACACTGTCTTCAATTTTGCTATTGAAGAATTCTTCGGACAGTTTGGTGGTTCTGTTGGTAGCCACAATGGGTCTGCCAGCAGAATTTACTAGTGGTGGATTGAAGTTTGGTATTGCTGACATGAATTTCCTCGGTGGGCGCTACATATTTATATGGCATACAGAGGCTTTTTCCGTCCCCAAAACCCCTCCAAATACATCGGCAACCCCACACAGATCATGTATCGGAGTATGTGGGAGCGAAAGTTTATGAAATACTGCGATCAGAGTGCCAATGTGCTGCGTTGGGCTTCTGAAGAAGTAGTTATTCCGTATATCAGTCCATTAGACAAAAAGCCCCACAGATATTTTGTAGATTTCCTCATAGAGATACGGACACCTGAAGGGGTAAAGACTTGGCTTATTGAGATAAAGCCAAAGAAGCAGTGTCAAGAACCCACGCGCCGTAAGCGAGTCACACGGGGATACATCACCGAAGTAAAAACTTGGATCACAAACAAGGCTAAATGGGAAGCAGCAAAGCAGGTTTCGGAGTCTCGTGGGTGGGAATTCAAGATACTCACAGAAGACGACCTGTTCAGGAAAAAGGCATGACCGAAGACGAACTGAAATCAGACTTGCAGGCACTTCTCGAAGAAACCACCTCCATTCTGGGTGGAACCGATCAAACCTATATTCAGTTTCTGCAACTGCTGAATCGGGCGCAAAAGTTCTCCATGCCAAGCAGACTGTTTCAGGGGCAGATGGTGTTTTTCAAATACACGCCAATGAGCGAATCTTTCATTTCAAGAAATACATACTACGACCAGTATCCGCTGGTTCTGGTCACGGGTGTGTATCGGGGAGGCTTTGAAGGGGTAAACCTCCATTTTGTTGATCCCGTGAAGAGAAAATTCTTGTTTGACTCTATCATGCGCGGACTGCCAACACTGAAAGCCAACGAAACATGGAGAACGCGCTTGATGGTGGATTACGACCGATTGGATGCACGCCGACAATTCAAATACTTTCGCCCGTGCTACCGCAGATACCTGTGGAAAGGCATGAAGCGCAGACCAGTGGTGGTTCCGTTTGAGTTGTGGGAAGACATGGTAATGGGCAACACCGAACGAATGAAGAACGCAAGACCTGTTACGGTATATCGAGACACACACAAGCAGATTGTAA